TACGTAGGTTCGAATCCTACCCCCTGCACCATATTTAACTTGGAGGCTATCATGCGATTAAAACCAGAACACCCTGCACTCTCTGAAGCTAGAACAATACATACTAAATATGTATTTGATGCTGCTGATTATAAATTTGATATAATCAAAAAGGCTAATAACATAAAACTTCTGGAGAAGGAGATAAAAGTAATTACCAAAGGTATTTGGAGAGATCTGCCTATGTATACTCTAACTCTTGAAGAGAGAGCTACCTGTTCAAGTGATTGTGAACATTGGGATGATTGTTATGGTAACAATGTAGGTATGGCTCATAGGTTCAAGGCTAATCAAGCTCTTATGGATAAAATGGAAATACAACTCGAATCTATAGCTAAGAAAAACCCTTTAGGGTTTGTAATAAGATTACATATTCTAGGGGATTTCTACTCTATGGAGTATGTTTGGTGGTGGAGTGATATGCTTGAGAGATACCCTCATATGAAAATATATGGGTATACTCGCTGGCATCCCCATACACCCATTGGTATGCAGGTGGATGTATTACGTAAAATACAGCCAGACAGGTTCAAGATTAGGTTTAGTAACCTACCTAGCGACAATCTATCTGCAAACAGTGAGGAAATTACAGATGAAGGTATTACTTGCCCTGTGCAAGTAAATAAAACTAAATCTTGTGGAACTTGTGGATTATGTTGGACTACAAAGAAACCAATAAGGTTTTTAACGCATTAAAAAAACAACCTAGTAATGAGATATTAACTAATTAAATGTAACTTGTTGAGTTTCTACGAAACAAGTTACTTTTAATTAACTACCCCAGGCAATCCTGCCTATTACTAAACTTCCAATGAAAGGAAAATACTATGTCTAAATCTTGGCAATACCAAACAAAAGGAAACAAATGGGTTGAACTTATCAAGGATAAGTATGAGGAAAAACTCAAAGACCAACGCCCCATTCGTATCCTATTTGAAACTGGTAACTACAAGGTAGTTAAAAATACTGAGTTTCTCCCTGAAGGTCATCCAACCTTTTTCAAAGCTTAGTAATTAACTAATGGACATAATTAAGGCTGTGTAGTAGAGTATCTTACGATACTACACAGTCTTAATTAGTTTTATAGGAGATCCCAGATCATGAGTCTTGAACAGAAAACCATGCAGAATATTATGGAACTTCTCTCGCAGATAGATGGGAGTGCGACAGCTAAAAAGTTACGCCCACTCTCTAAAGAGATTGATGTAGAAACTGGTGAAGAAATACAGGAGAGTGATGATGACAATATCTAAACATACATGGCAAGAAGTTGAAGCAATAAAAGATTATGTGCAGAATCACTACGAATATTTTGGATTATATCCAGATTCAGTTACAACGGAGAAGAAGGTGTATACCTTTAACCAATACTGGACTATCCTAGAGAAGGAGTTTCTCAATGGCTAAAAATAAATATACAGTGGTGTGGAAGCCTGATTGTGAAGTGAATACTTATGTAACATGGATTGAATTAGATTTTAATGTCCATCAATATATAGATTCCTCCCTGTGGAAGGAGATGATACGAACTGCTTTTATTGCAGAAGACTTTACCTATCTTGAAGTAGTAGATTCATTTGAGATTGACGCAGTATTTGAAGGACACCTTGATTGTAAATGGAGTAATATGAGATGAATTTTGACGAATACCAAGACAGAGCAGAACAAACTGCTATCTACAAAGACAAAGATAAACTTTTATATACAGCACTAGGACTCTCTGGAGAGGCAGGAGAGATCGCTAACAAAGTGAAGAAGATTATTAGAGATAAAGATTTTACTGGTGATGCTGTGAGTTTACTCAGCAAAGAAGAAAAAGATTCTATTATAAAAGAACTAGGTGATGTGCTATGGTATGTGAGTGCTATAGCAACTGATCTTAATGTATGTCTAAGCACTGTCGCATACATTAATGATAAAAAGTTAAAAGACAGAGCAAAGCGTAACCAAATTGGAGGATCAGGAGATGATCGCTAACCATTTAAAATCATTTGATAATACTGAAGAAGCTAAGTTTCATGTTACCAGTTTGCCTATAGGTCATACAGTCAATGGTGAATGGATGCAAGCACCTAACAAAAGAATGTTGGTGAGAGAGGATACATTAGACTATGTGTCTGTAGTCAATGATACCTACCATGTCATCCAAAATAGAGAGCTGATAGATACTATTAATGACCAGCTTGTAGGTGCATTTGGCACTCAGATTTTTGATGGTTCATTAGATTCCTGTCAGACAAAAGTAGGAATCTCTGAAAGAGGTGCTGCGACCTTTGTGTATTACGATTTCCCCAACATCTCTACTGAGATCAAGACCAACACTGGACATAAAACTGATCTTAAATTCAGAGTTATTCTAAAGAATACCTTTGATGGTTCAAGCAAGGTTAGACTATATGTTGGTCACATAGATTCATTCTGTGAGAATGGAATGATTGCTGGTGAGTATTCAGTGGTATCACAATCACATAGATCTGCATTGAAGATCAAAGATTTTACAAAGAAGTTTGAAGAATCTTTGAATAATTATCAAGAATCCACTACTCAATATCGAGAGATGGCACAGAGGACAGTTATCTCTTCAGCAGATGTTATGCGTTTGTTTACCAGACTAACCAAGAAGAGAAAAGAAGTGTCTATGAAAGAGAGGTATGAAGAGGAATGGATTGATTATCTCAATAATAATAATAAAACAAAGAGAAAAGATACTCTTGCACATAAACTCTACAATAGATGGTGGAATGTTGAGCTACCTGAGAGAGGTGACAATGTATATAGTGTAATGTCTACACTAACATTCTATGGTAGTCATAATTCTGAATGGTTCCCATTACGAAAAGGAAAAGGAGATACAGCAAATAGACAAACAAATACTGGATTAAGATTACATAAAAGAAACGAGCAGGTCACACAATGGTTGCAGAGTGATGCTTGGAAACAGTTTGCTAGAGTTGCATAGTGATAAAAGAGTTCACGTTAGGGTTTAAGTTTGAGTCCTAACGTGAACGCCAATCTTCAATGGAGAATTAAAATGAAAACCTATCTCGTAACTACTAAAGTTGTTCTTTATGAAACATGGGAAGTGGAAGCAGAAAATAAAGAAGAGGCACAAAAGAACTATCACACTGAAGGTGATCTTTATTTTGACAAACATTTAGATAGAGAGATAGTTGAAATGGTAGAAGTAGAAAATTTAAAAAGTTACAAAACTATTTTTTCTAAATAGGGGTTTAAGAAAATGATTGATATAAAAACAGGCGATTGCACAAACGTATTAAAAACTCTTGACGCAAATACTTTTCATACGTGTGTCACCTCACCTCCGTATTGGGGATTGAGAGATTATGGTGAAGATGCACAGCTAGGATTAGAACAAACACCAGAAGAATATGTAGAGAATATGGTTAAAGTTTTTAGCGAAGTGAAAAGAGTATTACGTGATGATGGAACACTATGGTTAAATCTTGGTGATAGTTATTATAACTATAGACCAGGCAAAGGACAGTATGTTCCTAAACAAACAGTGTCTAAGACCAGACAAGATTTTCCTGTAGAGGTAGGTCGCAGAGCTAACAAGCTAGAAGGACTGAAAGAAAAAGATTTAGTAGGTATCCCTTGGAGAGTTGCCTTTGCATTACAAGCAGATGGGTGGTATCTTAGACAAGATATTATCTGGAACAAGCCTAACCCTATGCCTGAGAGCGTAAAAGATAGATGCACCAAAGCCCATGAGTATATCTTCCTACTCAGTAAGAACAAGAAGTATTACTATGACAATGAAGCTATCAAAGAACCTACTAAAACAAAAGATAACTCCAATAGAAACAGAGACATAACAAAACTAAACAACACACCTGGTCGTTCTAAAATGAAAGGATTAAAAACAAATCACTATGATAAAAGAAACAAACGATCAGTGTGGACTGTAACTACGAAGCCTTATAAAGAAGCTCACTTTGCTACCTACCCACCTGATCTTATTGAACCCTGCATACTGGCAGGATGTCCAGAAGGTGGTCAGGTGTTAGATCCCTTTGGAGGATCTGGAACAACAGGAATGGTAGCTGAAAGAAACAACAGAAACTGCACTCTTATTGATTTGAATGGAGGTTATGTAGAAATAGCTAGAAATAGAATTAAAAATGATGTAGAATTAAGGCAGGGGAAGTTGATATGAAAGATAAAATTATACAACAAATAAAAACAGTCTTTGATCCTGAGATACCTGTGGATATCTATGAATTAGGATTAATATATGATATAAAAATAGATAAGGATAGTTGTTTTATTCTTATGACCTTAACTACCATGTGGTGTCCAGAAGCAGAGGTAATACCTGAGAGGGTAAAGCAAGCTGTGTTAGGAGTGGAGGGTATAAAAGAGTGTGAAGTAGAAGTTACGTTTGATCCAGCATGGTCAGTAGAACATATGTCAGAAGTGGCACGATTGGAAACAGGATTATGAAAAAGAAATATAACTTTAAAAGCTATGATGAAATAGATAAAATAAATAAAGATTATATTTTATCAGTGAGTGACTGTAAAAATATTACAGACATACCCTTAGAAGGCATCAATGATTTTTTAAATCATCAAGAAGAGTGGTGGAGAGATCAGAAAGAAAAAGAAGAACCCCCTGAATTTTGGGAACATTACTGCACCAGAGAAGAAACTATCATGGGAATGGAAAAAGGTTCACCTTGTAACTGGTGTGGATTAACTGAAAAAGATCTGTTTGATTCTTTGGAGGACTCTAACAATGCCAATAGTATCTTTTGAAGTTAAAAATAGTGATGGGTTTCCTTTCCTTCTGGAAGCACATGGAACTGTGAAGAGAGAAGGGTTTGGTGATCCCTATCATATAGAAATAGATTCTTTTTATATTAGTTTTGATGGAGAAGAATGGATAGAAATAACAGAGAATTTTTTATCAGTAAATGTAGAAGAAGATACATTTGCTACCTTGTGTGACCAACTAGAAGAAGCTATGATTGAAGCATTTCAAACAGAAGAAGGACTAGAAAGTGATGACAAAAGAATACATTAGCACACCTGACCTTGAACAACACATCAAAGATTTAATGAAGCAAGGGAAAGAATCTTCCCTGCGTGGATGGACAATAGAGGATATTCTCAAAGATGTATTAGAGAATTGGGGAGTTCCTGCCAGAGACTACGCTTATAAATATATTGTAGATAACTTTGCTACGAAAGGATGAGGCTGATGGAAAATCAACTGAGTCTTGAAGCTACAATAGCGTCTTTAAAATCTGATAACATACAACTCACTAAAGAATTATATGCGTGTTATCAAGAACGTAAAGAATTAACAGCTCAAGTTGAATACCTTAAACAAACAATGCAAGGAATAGAAAATCAATTAGAATTATTTTCAGTTGATAAATTAAACCAATGAGAATACTTACAATTTTAGTTTGTTTGTTGGCTACAGCGTTTAGCGTAGCACACCAAACTTCTGTAGCTTCGCATGATTATTATCTAGTGGAGGAAGATAGTCTTTATTACTCTGAGGTGGAGGAATGGACTGAACAGGAACAGTGTTTAATAGAAACTATATACTTTGAATCAAGAGGAGAACCCTTCTTAGGACAGGTGGGAGTAGGAGTGGTTGTTATGAGAAGAGTCCAATCCAATAAATTTCCTGATAACATTTGTGATGTTGTGCGTGATGGAGTATATTGGAAAGGAAATCCTGTAAGAAACAGATGTGCGTTTTCTTATTTCTGTGATGGTAAATCAGAAACTATGTTAGATGAAGAAGGATATTTCACAGCTATAGAAGCAGCCAAACTCGTTCTTATGGGTATTGTTCTCGACAATATGGAGAATGTAGTATATTATCATGCTACTTATGTCAATCCCTCTTGGGCTAAACATAAGAAGAAAGCTTTTCAAATAGGTAAACATATTTTCTATAAGGAAAAGTGATGTCTAATACACAAAGAAAAAAGGATCAAAAAAATATATTCAAAGAACTCGTATCGCAATATCAAAGACAAGGATACTCAATCAAAGAAGCTAGGCGATACGCATCCCAAGACATGGATGAGTTGATGATTGAGAAAAAATTAAAACCAATAAAAAGAAAGGTAAACTAATGTATTATCTATACGTTGCAGGGTTTTCTGGATCATTAATAATGTCTTCACGAACAAAGAAACCTTTACAAGACCAAATAGATATGCGTGAAGGGTTAGTAAGATTCTTAGGATACAAGACTAATCCCTATTACATTTCCTCTAACAGAGGGTAAAATTATGTGGGAAGAAAAATCTAATTTTGTTAAGCACTTACCCTGCGATAAATGTGGGTCAAGTGATGCCAACTCTCTTTATGAGGATGGTAATCAATATTGTTTTTCGTGTGAAAATTTTATACCAGCAAAAGGAAATCAAAGTATGGTTGAAACCAGTGTTCAAAAAGCTCCCATTCAAGGAGTCATTAACAATGTATTTTCTCAAGGAGAATATGCTCCTTTGCCAAACAGGTCTATCAAAGCAGAAGTATGTAAAAAGTTTGGAGTAACTGTTCTTGGTGGTGGTCAAAAGCATATCTATCCCTACTACGATCAAGATCAAACTCATGTAGGAAACAAACTTCGTGATGTAGCTAACAAAAAGTTTTTTGTGGAGGGTAGCACTTCCAAAGCTCAGTTGTTTGGACAGCACTTGTTTCCTGCAAAAGGAAAATTTATTACAGTTACAGAAGGTGAGATAGATGCCTTGTCTATCTATCAAATGTTTGGTGAGAAATGGCCTGTAGTGTCTGTAAGACATGGATCTGCATCAGCTCACAAAGACTGTCAGCAAGAACTGGAATACCTCAACTCTTTTGAGAATGTTATTCTGTGTTTTGATAATGATGCAGCAGGTCGTAAAGCTGCTGACAAGGTTGCTGTATTGTTTGAACCCCATAAATGTAAGATTGTAAATCTTGATTACAAAGATGCCAATGAGTATCTGGTGAGAGGACAAGCTCAAGCATTTGTCAGTAAGTGGTGGGAAGCTAAAGAATATACACCAGCAGGGATTAAGAACCTTAAAGATTTAGGAGAAGATTTATATAAAGATACAGAGTGTGAGTCTGTAGCCTTTCCTTGGGTTGGTATGAATGATAAATTATATGGTATCAGAACAGGAGAGCTGGTAACTTTTACCAGTGGTGCAGGAATGGGTAAGTCCAGTGTCATGCGAGAGTTGATGCACCACATCATGCTTCACACTGAAGATAACATTGGAGTGTTAGCATTAGAAGAATCTGTGCGTAACACAGCCTTCAATATTATGTCTGTTGAAGCAGATGCAAGACTATACATTAAAGAAGTGCGTGATACTTTCTCAAGAGATCAACTCAGAGCATGGGAAGAACGCACCATTGGAACAGGAAGGTTCTTTGCCTTCGATCACTTTGGTTCTATAAGCAACGATGAAATACTTAATCGTGTAAGACATATGGCTAAAGCATTAGATTGTAAATGGATCTTTCTTGACCATCTTTCTATACTGGTATCAGGTCAGGAAGATATGGGAGATGAAAGAAAAAGTATTGATTTACTTATGACAAAGTTACGATCTCTCGTAGAAGAAACACAAATTGCACTCATGCTTGTATCACATCTACGCAGAGCAAGTGGTGACAAGGGGCATGAAGATGGAAGAGAAATATCTCTTTCCCATCTAAGAGGTTCACAAAGTATAGCTCATCTCAGTGATGCTGTGATTGCTATGGAACGTAACCAACAAGAGGAAGATGAGAAACTTGCTAACACTTCTACAGTTCGTA